TTGAGTGGGCGTTAGGTGAAGAGATAGCACCCCTCGATTGTTTACACCACGTTGACAGATACTTTAGATCATTATGGACAGAATATCAGAATTAGAAAATGAAAATCGCTGGCTCAAAGAAGAGATCAGAAGATTGAGACATCAATTAGGAATGCAAAATGAATCTGAGTGGGCACACCCAGCATCCTGCGTACACAATTGCGACCCTTGGGAGACATGGAATTCTCAGAAGCGTTCATCTTAGGTTTTATGCTTTCGTTTGGTATTTTTCTTTTTCTTATTTCTATTTTATCAGATCAATGATGCATCAACTAGGACACATAGCAAGAGCAGTAATGGAACGCCCGTGGTGCCTAGGTGTCATGGGGTTCCTTTTAGTATTCGTTCCTATCCTTGGAATGTGGGCAGTCCATAAATATGGTTGGGAACATTGGGAACCATTTAGTCGTCATGAACCTCCTACTCCGCCCACTGAATGATATAAATGACCCCGTTTGGAGTGTGATATTCAGTATCATGCTACTCCTAGCGGGGGTTTTTTATATTGTCTACTATATACTAGGCATCGATGAAAGAGAAAATGGGATCTATGACACCCCCGAGCAGGAAGAGCTGCTACAACTTCCGAGTGATCAGCATAGATAGAGTATTGGATGGCGACACAATTGATGTCACGATTGATCTTGGTTTTGACTTATATAAAAAAGAAAGAGTTAGAGTTGCTGGAGTGGACACACCAGAAAAACGAACTAAGGACGCTGAAGAGAAAGCATTGGGATACGATGCCACCAACTGGCTTAAGGACAAGCTTGAAGGTGCTATCAGTGGCGACGATGAGCTTACTGTTCGTACTGAGCTTGTTGGTGGTGTGGGTAAATATGGGCGTCTTCTCGGGTGGCTCTACATTGGAGACGCAGAACTCTCACTCAATGAGCAAATGATTACAGAAGGCTACGCTTGGGCATACGATGGCGGCACTAAGCAAAAAGACTTCGAAGAGCTTAGAGAAATCAGACGTGCCAACGGTTCTCTGTAAAGCAACCAGTATATTATAAAAATATAATTGGTGTGTAAAGCGATACTTATAAAATCGTAATAAAATTTTACACTATTTTTTCCTAGATAAACTATAATAAGTGTAGCTGGATGTAACACATGATGTACGGGACTTACCTAATCCTCATCTTTGTTTTAATCCTTTTTGCCATTGGCGGGGTTGAAGCAACGATGAGGTTTTTTGCTTATGTGGATCTCCAGCTACGTTATGCGTGGATTCAATTTAGAATGGAATTGATGCGTAGGAAACTAAAGCGTCAACTTGTAAAGGATACCGCGAACATTGAAAAAATGCTACAGGAACTAAAGAAATGAGAGACAGAGAGGATAGGGAGTATTCTGATCTATCAATGAGTAGAGCAGAGTGTCCCAAGTGTGGTGCTGTCTGGATCAACGGACAACACTACTGGTCTGGCACAGGCAAAAAAGGAAATGAGTTAGACCTCGCTGGTCTTGTTTGCAATAAGTTAGCAAATCATCAGTGTATCAACCCAAAGCGTGGTGCTGATGGTGGAGATACTTGGGCAAAGAGATTGGAAGATCTACAAAACAATGGTCCAGAGATGGACAAGGACATGAAAGATAAATAATCAGTAGTGATCTGATTGTTGTGGCAACTAGTAATGATGTTTATTTGGGCAACCCGAACCTGAAGAAGGCGGGTACACCCATTCAATTTACAAAGAAGCAAATTGATGAATGGATCAAATGTAAGAATGATCCTATCTACTTTGCTATGAATTACATTCAGATCATCTCTCTTGATGAAGGTTTAGTACCTTTCAAGATGTATGATTTTCAAAAGGAAATTCTGCGCGACTTCCATGAAAACAGATTCAACATCGCAAAGCTCCCAAGACAAACAGGAAAATCTACTACGGTTGTCGCTTATCTTCTTTATTATGCAATTTTCTATGATAGCGTTAACATTGGTATTCTTGCAAACAAGGCATCTACCGCTAGGGAACTTCTAGGAAGATTACAACTTGCTTACGAAAATTTACCAAAGTGGATGCAGCATGGTATCCTGGTATGGAACAAAGGTAATGTGGAGTTAGAAAATGGCAGTAAGATATTGGCAGCTTCTACATCTGCGTCTGCTGTCCGTGGCATGTCGTTCAATATTCTCTTCCTCGACGAATTCGCCTTCGTTCCAAACCATGTTGCAGAGCAATTCTTTGCCAGTGTTTATCCTACTATTACTTCTGGTAAATCAACGAAAGTCATAATTATCTCAACGCCGAATGGCATGAACCACTTTTATAAGATGTGGGAAGATGCTAGGAGAGGTAAGAATGATTATGTTACTAATGAAGTCCACTGGTCACAGGTCCCAGGAAGGGATGCCAAGTGGAAAGAAGAAACAATTAAGAACACATCTCCACGGCAGTTCTCTCAAGAGTTTGAGTGCGACTTCCTTGGATCTGCTGATACACTTATCAGTCCATCTAAACTACAAACTATTCCTTTCGCAGATCCTATACAGAGCAATGCAGGACTTGACGTGTATGAGAGAGTGCAAAAGGATCACGAATATATTATTACTGTGGACGTTGCCAGAGGAATTGGTGGCGACTATAGTGCTTTCCTCGTGTTTGATATCACCACGATGCCGTATAAGATCGTTGCAAAGTACAGAAATAATGAGATTAAACCTGTACTGTTTCCCTCAGTAATTTTTCAAGTCTGCAAAGAATATAATAATCCATACGTTCTGGTAGAAGTCAATGATATCGGTGATAGTATTGCTGCAACTCTCAATTACGATCTTGAGTATCCTAACGTCCTTATGTGTGCTATGCGTGGCAGAGCGGGTCAAATCGTCGGACAAGGATTCTCAGGAAACAAAACACAACTAGGTGTAAAGATGAGCGTGACCGTGAAGAAGATTGGTTGCGCGAACCTCAAAGCAATTATTGAGGAAGACAAGTTATTGTTCAATGACTTCCAGATCTTCCAAGAGCTTACCACATTTGTGCAGAAGAAACAAGCATGGGAAGCAGATGAAGGATACCATGATGACCTTGTGATGTGTATGGTTCTCTTTGCATGGTTAGTCATGCAAGAATACTTCAAGGAGATGACTGACCAGGACATCAGAAGAAGGATTTATGAAGAACAAAGAAATCAAATTGAGCAAGACATGGCACCTTTTGGTTTTATTGATGATGGATTGGGAGATGATACTTACATCGATGCAGATGGAAACCTCTGGGAATATGGTAATACTCAAGAAGAAGTATCTTACATGTGGAATTACTAATGGATATTGGAGATCAGTTTTCTTTAGAACATCTACTTTTTAAAGAAAGAATTTGTAGGGTTTGTGGAGAAAAGAAAGTCTTGATCGAAGATTATTATTTGACAAGAAAAAATAAAAGAGGTCTTCCGTCAGCATACTCATACGAATGCAAAGACTGCACAGTTAAAAGAGTGATGGACACTAGAAAAAAGAGAGATCCATTTTTTGACTGGGGATACCCAGATTGGTAGTTCATGCACTGTTTCCCCGTTTGAAGCATAGGAAAATCTAAATAGATTTAGATAAATTTGATATCTAAGAGGTAAAAACATGGCAAGTCAAGTCTCGCCTGGTGTTATCATTAAAGAACGTGACCTTTCTAATGCCGTTATCGTTGGTGATGTAGCAGTAACAGCTGCATTCGCTTCGACATTCAGAAAAGGACCCATTGGTCAGATCGTTAACGTCTCTTCTGAAAGAGAACTAATCGATACTTTTGGTGGTCCTGGAGAAGATAACGCTGCTGATTGGTTGGTAGCATCAGAATACTTAGGATACGGCGGCAGACTTGCCGTTGTAAGAGCAGCAACTGGAGTCCTAAACGCAACCGAATCTGGAAGCGGTGCTCTCATCGCAACTAAAGATGATTTTGATGGTGGCGCTACATCTGAAGTTCTAGCAGCACGCTATGCTGGTACAGAAGGCAACAACTATCGTGTTGTTATTGTTGACCGTGGTGCTGACGAAATTGCAACTGTTGCTTCTCACGGTTTAGCAGTTGGCGCAACATACAATGATGGCATTAATGACCACGAGGTCTACACTGTTATCGACGCTAACACAATTGCAATCATCAATACCGATGGTGTTAAGGCATCTGCAAATGGTGTTACCACAACCCCATGGTATAACAACACTTCCATCGCAGGAACTGGTCTAAAACTCAGTGCAATTGGTCCTCGCCCAGGCACATCTGCATTTGCTGCAGAAAACTACCTGAGCTATGACGAAGTACACGTTGCAGTTATCGATGAGAGAACCAACGCTGTAGTTGAGAAGTTCCTTTATGCTTCTAAACTAAGCGATGCTGTAACTCCAGAAGGCGCATCAAACTACTGGAGAGATAGAGTTAATCTAGAGTCTGGTTACATCTATTCTGGTTCCGAGCAGTCAACAAATCTTCAGGCTACTGGCAACGCATGGGGTAATGCTGCTGCTTCTTACGCTGCAACGGCTGGAGCTCCAGAACTAATGAAGTTGATTCTTCCTTCTGGAACTGGAAATAATTTTGATGGTTACCTCCTATCAGGTGGTACTGATGATTACGCATACACTGCTGGCGAAATCACCACTGCTTATAACCTCTTCCAAGATACCGAAGCAACTGAAATTGACTTCGTACTCATGGGTGGTTCAATGGCAAACGAAACTGACTCTAAGACAAAAGCAGGAGCAGTTATTGGTGTTGCAACCGTTAGACAGGATTGCATCGCGTTTGTTTCTCCTCACGTTGGCAACCAAGTTGCTTCTTCTGGTGGAGCACTAACTTCTACTCAGCAAAGAGAAAATACACTAGGATTCTTTGAGAATCTAGCATCAACTTCTTTCGCTGTATTTGACAGCGGAATTAAGTACACTTATGATCGCTTCAACGATAAGTACCGCTACATCGGTTGTAACGGTGATATCGCTGGTCTATGTGTAAGAACATCTGCAACTGTAGATGATTGGGTTTCTCCTGCTGGTCTAAACCGTGGCGGTATTCGCAACGTTGTAAAACTAGCATACAATCCAAACAAGGCAGACAGAGACGAGCTTTACCAGTCAAGAATCAACCCTGTTGTTGCATTCCCTGGTTCTGGTCCCGTACTCTTCGGTGATAAGACCGCACTTGCATCTCCTTCTGCATTCGACAGAATCAATGTTCGTCGCCTCTTCCTTAACATTGAGAAGAGAGCAAGAGCACTTGGAGAGCAGGTACTCTTCGAGCAAAATGATGAAATCACCAGAGGCGGTTTTGCTTCTGCGATGACATCTTACCTCTCCTCCATTCAGGCACGTAGAGGTCTGACTGATTATCTCGTTGTTTGTGATACGTCCAATAACACACCTACCGTTATTGATTCTAACGAGTTTGTTGCTGAGTTATACCTCAAGCCAACCCGCTCAATCAACTATGTAACCGTTACTCTAACGGCAACGAGAACTGGAGTTTCCTTCAGTGAAGTCATTGGTAGATAATTAATAGTATAGCAAAACATTAAAGAGGTAAAATCAAATGCCATTATCAAGCAGCATTAACGGTTTCCTAGGTCAAATTGGACAGGGCGTAAAGCCCAACATGTTTGAGGTAGGAATTCCTTTCCCCGATGCAGCAGGCGGCACTACAGATGGAGAGCTAATCACTCTCCTCTGTAAGTCTACTGCACTCCCAGGATCTTCTCTCGGAAGTGTCGATGTTCCTTTCCGTGGCAGAACAGTCAAAATCGTTGGCGATAGAACCTTCGATAACTGGTCTGCAACATTCTTCAATGATAAGGACATGAAGATCCGTTCCAGATTCGAGCAGTGGATGGACCAGATGAATACTCATCAGGAAAATACCGCTCCTCTATTCACACCTTCTGGTGGTGCAGCATCCTACATGAAGGATCTGACTGTATCTCAACTACAGAAAGATGCAACCAATCCTGGTGGTTCTGTTCTTAGAACTTACAAACTCTGGCACGCTTTCCCAATCAGCATTTCCCAGATTGATCTTGCTTATGATAGCAATGATCAGATTGAAGAATTCTCTGTTGAATTCCAAATGTCTTACTGGACTGTTGATGACGGCGGAATCTCTGGCATCAGCATTCCTGCTACCAACTAAAAATCCGCGTATTTTTAGTTTAATAAATAGTTGAACGCTCAACTGTTTGTATTTTAATCATGAGTCAGTTATTTGGCTTCCAGA